GAACTGAGCGCATGGGGCAACCTAGACGCCATCAATTCCTATGGGACGATGGACGCTCTAGATGCCCTTGTGGTTCATCAGGCCACAGGATCGGCGGCAACATCTGCAACTGCTCAAGCTGATGAGCCAACAAAGGCAAAAGCCTTTTCAGGCTCTGCGGCAACAGCGGTGACATTTTCTGCGAGTGCGACACATATGAAGGGCTTTACAGCGTCTGCGACAACGGCTGGGGCTGTCTCCGCCTCTGCCATTGCTTTGAGGCTTTTGAGTGATGCGGCGGCTGTAAACACAAGCGCAACAGCAACCATCACGCACATTCAGGCGTTCACTGGTTCAGCCGCAACCTCTGTGATCAACTACTCCCCTTTGCCTGACTTCAACTATGTGGTCAATGTTGGCTCAACTGTCACTACAACCGCCACAGCGACCGCAGACAGGCCAAATGCAACCCTGAATTTTGAGGGGTCTGCTGGGATAGACACAGCGGCGACTGCAACTGCTTCAGGTGCGATTTTGGGTGAAGATTGGACAGTGGTGCCGGACACCTCTGGAGTGTGGTTTATACAATGATCGAATTGGGTGAATGGACGCCAGATCAGCCTGCGCTGAATAGCAAGGGCGTGACTGTTGCTGACAACGTAATACCGATGGCGAGAGGTTATCGTGCAATGCACAGCCTTGAGCCTATTAGCAATGCGGCGAGTAGTGCGGTAAAAGGCATATTTGCTGGCAAGGACAACACCGGAGTGGTGACGCTTTTTGCCGGAGACGCTTCAAAGCTCTACAAATACAATTCATCAAATAATAATCTGGTCGACAGCTCAAAGTCTGGCGGATATGCGCTGGGCGGTTCAGATCGTTGGCGCTTTGTCCAATTTGGAGACAAAGTGCTGGTGGCAGGAGGAACTGGAGAGGAACTGCAAAAATACCAGCTAGGTGTTGACTCAGCTTTTAGTGATTTGAGTGCGTCAGCGCCAAAGGCGGACTTTATTGCTGTAGTGCGAGATCAGGTGTGGACTGCCTCGATTGATGAAGGTAGCGGGAAAATCCCCTATCGCACACGCTGGTCGGGGATCAATGATGAAACAAGCTGGACTACAGGAACAGACCAGTCTGATTTTCAGGACATCTTCGGCGGCGATAGTGGTGCGATAACCGGACTCGTTGGTGGGGAGTATGCCACGATTTTAATGGAGCGTGGCATTGCGATTGCGCAGTATGTTGGCACTCCTTTGATTTACCAGATTGATCTGGTCGAGACATCTCGTGGCTGTAAATATAAAAACTCAGTGACGAACATTGGCAAGACCACGTTCTTTATATCTGATGACGGTTTCTTTTCTTTTGATGGGAGAGCCTCAATCCCCATCGGTTCAGAAAAAGTGAACCGTTGGTGGATGAACGATGTCGACAATTCTAAAACTGACAAAATGTCAGCGGCGGTCGATCCAATCAATCAGATCGTTTGTTGGTCATATGTCTCAAATGACTCGACCGATGGTGAGCCTGATAAAATCATCATTTATAATTACGTCCTTGCGCGTTGGTCGATAGCGCACGTTCAAGCTGAGTTGATAGCACCGTTTTTCACAACTGGCCTTTCAATGGAGGGGCTGGACAATATCAACATCGACATGGACTCCATCACTGGCCTGCTGGACGTGATTTATAAAGGCGGCAGTTTCCTGTTTGGCGGGGCGCTTAACTCAAAGATACAGGCCTTCAGTGGCAGTGTTTTGAACGCAACGATTGAGACTGCGGAGTTTTCTCTCACAAAGGATCGGCACACCGTTGTCACAAGAACCGTCCCAGCGTTTGAAATAAGCGGCACTGGCTCAGTCACTGTTTCAATAGGGTCGCGCGACAGGCAGGATGATCCTGTTGTTTACAGCACAGCTTCGGCGTTAACGGACGAGGGTTTTTGCGAACATCGTGTGCAGGCAAGGTTCCATCGGTTCAAGATGGAGTTGAGTGATAACTGGCAAAAGGCGTTTGCCATTGACGTTGAGGGCAGACCACTTGGCAGACGCTAATTACAGACGGCTTCCGGCTGTCGCCGAAGATGGGCGCGAGATCGCTCTCGTTGTTAACCAGATTTTAGAGGGGAAACTCAACGCGACAGGTAGCGTCACTTTGACTGCAAGCGCGACTTCGACTGTGGTCACAGAAAACAGGGCTGGTTCGGACAGTGTGATTTTATTCATGCCTACCACATCAAATGCGGCGGCAGAGCAGGCGGCTGGAGGTTTTTATGTATCCAGTCGAAGCAAGCAGACTTTCACGATCACTCATGCTTCTAACACGCAGACGGATCGGACATTTGAATACATCGTCATTGGATGAGTGGAAACGGTGCGGCGAGTATATAGAAGCCGCCCTTGCCCACGCACATGGGACTCATGATCTGGATGATGTCCTAAAAATCGTTTTATCAGGCGAGGCTCAATTCTGGGCTTTCGATGATGCGGCGATTGTCACTGAAATAATCCGGTACCCAAAAAAGACCGTTCTTCGGTTTTGGCTGGCTGGCGGAAATCTAGAAACACTGACTGAGGCAGAACCCAAGATCATAAAATGGTCTGAGCAATGGGGCTGTCAGGGTGTTGAAATCTTCGGGCGCAAAGGTTGGGTTCGCGCTCTCAATGGCTACAAGCCTACATCTACTATAATGGTAAAGGATATCTAACATGAGCAAAGGCGGAGGCGGAGGCGGTTCACAAACTGTCAACACACAGGTTGAGCCACCATCATATGCAAAACCATTCTTAGAGTTTGGTCTTAGCGAGGCAAAAAATCTGTATAAGGATGGCAAGCCAAACTACTACCCAGAGTCTACTGTTGTTGGGTTTTCGCCTGAAACAGAGATGGCGCTGGAAGGTATCAAGAACGAGGCGCTAGACCCTAACAGCATGACGGCGCAAGCGCAGGGGATTGTCCAGCAAAACCTGATGGGGACAAACCCCCTCCTTTCAGCCGCCTTTAAGCCTGCGATTGATCAGGTGACAAGCCAGTTTGCCAAGTCTGGCAGATATGGCTCAGGGGCAAACCAGCAAGCTCTGGCATCAGCCCTTGCACCGATGGCTTATAAAGCACAGCAAGACGCACTGGCTCAAGCGCCCCAAGCGGCTCTTATGGATGAAAAACTCCTTACAGGCGTGGGCGAGGCCAGAGAGGGTCTGGCGCAGGCTGAACTGCAAGATAACATCAATCGGTTCAACTTTGAGCAAAATCAGCCGATGCAAAACCTCAAAGATTACATGGCGCTTGTTGGTGGCGGCACTGTTGGAAGTAACACCGTTGAGCCTGTCTATAAAAACTCAGCCTCGTCTGCTCTGGGCGGTGCATTAGGTGGCGCGCAACTAGCAAGCGCCGCCGGTTTTAACCCAATGTACGGCGCGATTGGCGGTGGCCTTTTGGGTCTGTTGTAAGGAGGCAATAATGGCACTAGATAAATCAGCTTTCATGGGCCTACCGACACCAGCGAACCCATATATGCCAAGAGTTTTACCACGCAGGAAACCGTCTCAGGCGGCTATGTTAGGTTTTACACCGCTGACAATGCCAGCCGGAGCCGCATCATCACCGCAGGGTAGGCCAATGATGGCAACGCCAACGATGCCGATGCCATCAGTCATGCCTCAAAGCAAACCACAGATGCAGAACTTTCCAAAGCCAGCCCCCGCCCCTATGGGCGCGCCGGACTTTGTTACTGCGATGCCAAAAGCCAATTTAATCACCCCTCAATCGACCCAGATGGCTTCACAGGGCGGCTTGCTAGGCAACCTCCTTGCAGACGACATCAACAGCGCTAAGGGGCGTGGTATCATGTCTGCGGCGGCTTCGCTTTTGGACTCAGGTGGCCCTGTCAAAGGTCAGCCAGCGCCATCACTAGGCCAGTCCCTTGCACGAGCGTACTCTGCAGGGATGGGCGCATATGACGCTGAAAATGCGGCGGAGCAGGCTAGGGCAAGCCAAGCGATAACCGACCGATATAAAGAAGCTCAAGCCGCCCAGATGGAAGCGGCGGCGAAGCGCCCTATCATGACCGATTATGCTAATGGTGCGTTTACTCGCGTAACTGATCCGGTCACTGGTGAAAGCAAAATTGTCCAGAACACTGAAGTTACCGATTTCCTAAAAGAGCAGGCTATCAGGAAGCAAACTAAGAACATCAATTTGTCTGACAAGCAGATAGAAGCCCAGACTGAGGAGCTAGATAACATCTATGCAACCACCGACCTTTTGTCTGATACGGACGAGTTTTTGGATATGATGACGCCTGACCCTGAGACTGGTGATGTTGACCTTGAGTTTGGCGCATTCGACTCAATGGGTGACGCAACATTGGGTCTCAACCCATTTCTGTCTGATAGCGCAAAAGCGGAGGCCAGAAACAGCCGACGGTTCGACACATATATCCAGAGATTAAGCAATGAGCTTCTCCGGATGGCAAAGGGTGTTCAGACTGACGGTGATGCGAAACGTGCAATTAAAGAAATTGTCGATGCAAAAGACCGGAACGACACTGAGTCTGTAAGGCAGGCGATGGAGAAATTGCGTGAGGTGCAACAGCGCACCATCAAACGTTATCAGGCAAAAATTCAAAACCGTCGCAAAGAGAAAAAACTAGACCCCTATGATTTCGGAGCCGGAGCAACAGCCGATGGTGTCGGTTACTCGATTGTGGAGGATGATGACTAATGGCAACCACACTCAACATCGGCGGCAAAAAGGTCAAAGTTGACGATACCTTCAATGATCTGGATGCCGCAGGCCAACAAAGGGTGATCCGCCGCATTGAGCGCGATCTTGGAGTCTCGTCAAGAAACCCAGCAAAGAGAGAGGAAAAAGGTACAACGCTCAAAGACGTTGGACGCTTTGCTTTGGGGCAGGGTTTGGCGCTTGGCTTTGGTGATGAAATCGAAGCTGGCCTGACGTCCGCATTCTCTGACGAGTCCTACAGTGACGCTGTAAACCGGATCAGAGGCGAAATGGACGACTATCGCAAAGACAACTTCGGCAAAGCTCTCGCTATGGAGCTTGGTGGCGGTTTGCTGACTGGTTATGCTGGCGCTGGACGTGCGGCGCTTGGTGCGGCGGCGCGTGGCACAATGGGAGCAATTAAGGCTGGCGCGCTTAGTGGTGCTGGCATCGGCGGAGTTGCTGGTTTTGGATCAGGTCGGGACACTTTAGAAAACAGATTGACCAACGCCGCTATCGGCACAGCCGGTGGCGGGGTTTTTGGTGCGGCATTGCCAGCCGCAGGCGGAGCCATCAAAGGCGGTGTGAACCGTTTGAGAGCCGCAACAGACACTTTGGGTGAGGCTGGAACACAACGTGCGGCAGACCTAAAGATACTGCAAAAAATGCAACAAGAAGGAATGTCCCCAACACAGGCTTTGGCTCGTTTAAAGCAGGCACAGCGTGATGGTGTGAGCGACACAATGATTGCTGATGTGGGCGGCGAGAGCGTGAGAGGATTGGCGCAGGGCGCAACTGCCGTTTCTGGCAAGGCAAGGACGCTGGCGGAAGAAGCCCTCGACACACGTCAGGCAAAGTCAGGCTTTGAGATCGCTGATGATGTCATGGGCAACCTCGCATCTGGCAAATCCGCAACTCAGGCAACTGAGGAGATCATTAAACGGCAGTCAGATAATGCGGTTGGTGATTACAAAAAAGCCTTCCAAGCCGATGGTGCCGACCGGACTATAGCAATCGACAAGATTGCCGAATTTGCTGGTAATGATGGATTTGCGCAGGCCTACAAAAAAGCAAAGAAACTCGCATCATATGACGGTGTGGACTTACCGCCTCTTGAGGTCATCCAAAACCCAATGAAAAGGCTCCAATTTGTAGACGCAGAAAATGGCAAGCTGATTTTTATTAATAAAGCTGGCGAGAAGTTTCCAGCCTCAAATGCAGACGAAGCCGCCGAACTACTTAGGAAGTTTGGAAGTGATACGGTCGGAGGCCGATATGTTGATGTTATTTTGATGGATCGGGCGCCACCGAGAGTGACTCAAAGACTCGTGCCGTCAAATACTGTCAAAACGTTATCTCAGACAAAGTTTGGAAAAGAGGTCGGGTTTAAAACCGATGAAGCTCCAATGGAGATGCTTTTCAAAGCATACGAAAAGCAGGGTAAAGTGGTGTCTCCAGACCTAACCATGCAACAGGCTCACTACCTTAAAATGGGCATGGATGCCGCAATTGACACAGGCAAGCGTAAAGGCTCCTTGTCGAATGTTGAGCAAGGCAAACTCACAAATATGCGTCAAGGTTTCAGACAGCGCCTTTTTGATGAGAACAAAGATTATGAAGTGGCAACCCAGAGATTTGCTGGTGACGCCGCACTTCGGGACGCCATCGATGTCGGCAAGAGCATTTTCAAAGGCACTTCCAATGATCTAAAGCCAATCGTCAAGAACATGAGCGAGTCAGAGCGTGAGGCCTTCCGCATCGGTGTGGCACAGGCAATACGCGACAGGGTTTCAAATCAGCGCGACCTTGCAAACAGCGCACAGGACTTGTTTGGCAAAGACAGGTTCAGAGGCCTGCTTCGTGAGGCCTTCCCTGATGCTAAGTCATTTGCTGATTTTGAAAAGCGGATGACTCAGCGCCTCAATCAGGAAGTCACCAGAAGCCGCATCAAGCCATCAGCAAACTCCAAGACCGCTTTTGTTCAGGAGGATGCAAAGGACGTTGTGCGCGATGCGGAACTATTCACGAACCTCCTTTCAGGCAATATTGGCGCTGTTGGGCGTGATGTCGTAACTCGTGGCGGTGGTCTTGGGACAAAGATCGGGGCAAACGTAGCTCGTGACCTTTTCGACACCAATCTTGGCAGTCAGCGTGATGTTTTGCGCAGACTCGCAAACCTTCGCAAAAGTGAGAAAAACCGTCTGAGAAAAAGCGCACAGCTTGGAGCCAGAATTGGCGGAGGCACTGGTGCATCATCCGGCCTTTTAACTGACTAATTAGGAGCATAAAAAATGCCAATCAATACCCTCAACGCAATGTCAGCCACCGCATCGTCAAATGTTGACGTAACAGGTGTGGAGCTAAGAGAGAACCAAATGAACCCCTCTGACGTTAATAACGCGATCAGGGGATTAATGACTATCCTTAAAAATGCGGAGCAGGGGACTGATGGGTTCACAACTCTGAAAATCGGCAACTGGAAAATCACTGAGGACGCATCAAATAATCTGGTCGTCAGCTATTCCGGCACCAATGTCGTAAAGGTTGCTTCAGATGGACACATCACATCTATTGATGATGTCACAGCATTCGGCACAATATAAGAGGT